AGACTTACTTTGTGCGTCTAATTCCGCTTTCTTTTTCTTTTGTACACCTTTATCTATACCATATTTTTTCCCTGCCTTACTCGTAGCGAATCCTGTTGCATTAAGTTCAAGTTCCTTTTGTGCTTCTGCTGCTTGTTTTGCACTCTCAACAAACTTGTCTGCGTATTCCTCACCCATACCAGTTAAATCTAACTTTTTAGACATCATTTCCCCAAAAATGGGAATTCTTTTAACCATATCATCTAACATCCCAAATGGTTTTTTAATTAAATCTGCCTGTGAAGTAATTTCTGCATTTAATTTTTTCTGTACATCATGTTCTGCTTTCAATGACCTCAAATAAGCTTCCTCATCAGGAAGTTTTGCTTTTATAGCTTCTCTTATTTGTTTATTAATATCAAGACTTCTAAACTCATCAGTTCCTATGGCGTCCATATTTGCAAGATAATCACCAGTAATATCAACTATTCCTGATATAGTCTTAGCCCTTTTCTTACTCAATGCATCACTCTTTTGGTCAAATTTTATTGCCTTTACACCCATAGCTGCCATTTGTCCCATCATTGTAAGGTTTGACTTAGTAGAGCCCCCCATATTTTTTATAACTTTTGCATGTTCTACTGCAAGATTACGAACTTCTTCTGCTGCCATAGAAGTTTCTTTGGCATTTTTTGCCATATCTTTTGAAGTTTTTAAGGCTTTTTGTTCGTATTTAGTAAGATTGTTCCAGAGTTCTTTATTGAGTGTAATCCAATCTCGAACTTGTTTATTTATCTTACCCCATTCTCCTGAACTAAAGCCATAATCTTTAGGATCGACTTTGGCCATATAGATTTCCTATTTTAGTTTATACGTAATCTTCAAGGTCTTTTGCCAGTTTATCGTAATCTGGTTCGTCTAAACCTTGTAATCTTGCAACTACTTTATCTTGAAGTTTTTCTGCCTCACGTGATAATTTTTGAAGTTCTTTATCTTTTTTGAATAAACTTTTAATAAACTTGTTACCCTTACGTCTACCTATATTGCCCCAAAATTTATCCATAAATTCATATAGAACTGTCTCGTTCTTTATCTTATACTTTGGCATTTTGTTTTTCTCCGAATGATTAAAACTGAATGTTTCTTATCAATTATAAATATCAAATTAAATAAAAATTATTACTTACGTTTTATGTTTGGACGTTTTGAATTAGACTTTTTTGAGGCCTTTTCATAGGCTTCATTTTCTTCCTTGTATTGCTGTTCAAGTCGTTTAAGATAGTATCGTCTTAGATATATAGGCATATCATAGACTTCACTAAAATGGAATCCACCCTTAGCGTTGTAAATTAGAGTGAATATTTGGTCGTGTATATGTGGTTTATCCGATGGTTGAAGGCCAAAAAAACTGAGCGGTCACAGGGACCGCTATCTCCTCAATCTCACCATTGTCAAGTTCAACTGAATATGACAAATCAATATCAGGAGTAATTGAAGTTAGATAAGTTCTATATGAGAATGAATCAACAGAAAGAAACTCATTATCTACAAACTTATTTATAGTATTTCTCTCTCTATCTCCATCCACCGCTATAATTGAAGCCTTTAATCTTGTAGTGATTTCAGGATCAATACCAGATTCTTTTGTGAACTTTTTCATTGCTTTTAATTCAGATGATATCTGTTTTTCTTCTCGTTGAGTTAGAAGTTTAAATGTTACAACTTTTTTGGAAGCAGGTAATTCGAAATCAAATTCATTTTTATTTTTTTCAAATTTTTTAAAATCAATTTTTTTATCTTCCATTTTAGTTAAATCTACTGTTTCTTCTCGTGTGTCCCCACTACTTGGATCTGTAAATTCAAATGTATATTCTTTACCGTAAGCAAGAACTCTTGATGCAACCATAATTGCATTCTTATCACCAATAAGAACATCATCAAGATTTACTCCTTCTGAAACTACTAATGCTTCCAAAAGTTTATCTAAAACAACTCCTTTTTGTATTAAATTAGTAGAGGTTAAAATATCTTCTTCCCTCGCCGTCATGTATTTAATTTCCACCTGACCACTTGATAATGGACTGTCCTTCGAATAAAAATATCCTTTCGAAGGCAAATCTATCACTTCGGTAGGAAATTGGCGTTTTTCTTCTGCCATGTTTTTTCTCCTTTGTAATTTTTATTGAATAGTTTTTAGTAACCTATACAATATAACCAATTATAAAACTAACTGGGGATATTGAAATCCCCAGTTTAAAATATTTTTTATTTACTTCTGTCCTGAATCACCAACTGCTGACCTAACGGAATAAAGTCCGAAAGATGCTAATAGTGTCCAAACAACTTCAGGTACTTGGTCGACAACACCTGCTGCTTGTAAAACTCCGACTACACCAGCTATTACTGATGTCCAAATTGTCTTTGATTTATACCACGCTTTATCTGCTATGACTGCCATAATTGACTCCTTTTATTATTATTAAAATATTATTAGAATTGTAATATTGCGTAATCGTATCTTAGTGTAAGAGTAATGTCTGCAGGATCAGTAGTGTTTGACCAATCCAAGTCATTAAAATTCGCGTTTACAATCCATGTTCCTTTTAACGTCCATTCCTCAACTTTATCACCAACAGGTCCTAAAACATTGATAGTTACATCTTTCTTGTAGAAATCTGTGTAACCATCTCTACCTGTTACTGACTCGTGAGCTAATCTTACCCATTCCATAACGGCTTGTGCTCCACTCGGAACAACAGGGTCGTAAAGTGTTATTTCTAATTCTTCCCATGCACCTTTACCTTTAACATATCTTTTTACATTGATGTGGTCAAGTTCGATAGTTTCAAAGGCTATTGAAGGTCTATTTGCTGTTTTTACAAGATAGGCTGGTATCCCTTCAATATACATGATATACCGATTTTTCGTTTTCGGTTCAAACGGTGTGAACATTATTTCAGAAGGATCTAATAGTTCTGGCATCTTTAATCTCCAATAAGTTTAATTCTTCAACTATAAATATCAATTTTATGAAAAATCATCATATTCATTTTTCTTAGTTTTATAGAAGTTTTACTTCTTCCTCATATATAAATATATCAGGCAACAAAAAACCCCTCAAAAAAGAGGGGTTTTTGTTTAGTTAATCTATTGATTAAACTTATTCTGGAAATGCTGCTCCTGTAGGTTGAACAACGAAGTCCAATACAATAAATTCAGCTGTCCGTGTTGGTTGAATAAATATCTGACCAACAAGTTGATTTCTATCAACAACATCTGGAGTATTATTGGAATCATCCATTACTACTCTAAATGCGGATAAACCACTATTTGCTTGTACTGATTCTAAAAATGGATTCACTATGTTAAGGAATCTATTTCTTGTTGCTGTACTATTCTGTTCGAATACTAAATACCTACTTGAAGATGCAATAAACTTCTTGAGTTTAATTAACAATCTACGAACATTCACTCTATCAAGTGCTGATGGACGACCTTGTAAGGTCTTTTGTCCCCAAACACATACACCTTGACCTGGGAAAGAAGCGATTGGATTAACTCTATCTTCATAAAGGTCATCCCTTTCTGAATGTGTTAATCTTGTTTCTGCTTCTAATACCGTTGTCAAACCACCACGATTCAAACCTGCTGGTGCGAACCATTCGTGTGCTACTTTATCAGTATATGCGATTGTTCCTGCCAATACTACTGAAGGCGGAACCCATACAGGTAATGATGTATTTCTATCTACAATCTTTACCCAAGGATAATAGGTTGCTGCGTAATTCGTATCAAGTGTAGTGATAGCTGAAGTTGCAGTTGCTATTGAATCACCGTGTTTAGTACAATCTAATACATAAAATGCATCACCACGAGCTTCCATCTTTGATATTCCGTGATTAGTTACTACTGAATGTACTCCGTGAATAATACCAGGTGTTATTAACATATTGATATCAAATTCATCGGCGTTACTTACAGAGTTAATTGCTTTCTTATATGCAGTTGAACCACCAGTAGATGATGTTGAACAATCAAATCCTTGAGTGTTCGTTGCTACTATATTTGCTCCTGTATACTTCGGTGCTGCTGGATTTACACTATCAAATCCACCTTGAAATGGAACAACAAACTTTCTCTGTTTAATATGAGAAAGTGCTAATGTTACCTTTTCAGTTCCATCTGAATAAGTATCTCCAAGTGCTGATGCATCTGCTTGTCCATTATAGTCCTCAAGACTCATGCTTGTATGTCCACCCGCTGAAAACGAATTGACTGGACACAAGTATTGTTCTGCATCTGCGTTAGAGTAATCATGTCCAATAAGAACATTACTATCAAATTCACCTTGTGCGTTTGACTGTGATACCTTAAATGCCCAAGTTGGAAATGCTGTATCATTACTACCTGCTGGATTACTTATTGCTCCGTGTCCCATTGGAACTACAGTTACAGGTGATGCCTTTTCTGCTATATCTGTAAAATCAGATACATAAATATGTTTAGACATATTTGGCCAGTCACCATTATAAGTGAGTTTACCATTTGAATCTATTGTTACATATCTATCACCAATTCGTCTTGCAAAGTAATTAGGACTTTCTGTGTCAAAATTCAAACCATCCCATTGTTCTAAGATATTATCTTTCGTTAGGTTGTTATCATTTAATCCAGTTTGTCTTAATTGAAGTGAAAATGAACCATAATCACTACCTGCAATTGAACCTGCTGCTTTTACATTCAAAATAGCTATCTTATATTTGTTATTTACATCACTACCGTGTGAACGAGCTTG